AGTAGATCTCGGTGGCATAGTTACGCGCCTCGTTCTCTACCCATTGATGTAGTTCATTTAGTCGTTCGTCCACACTTATTGAATTCATAAGCGCCTGCACACTCGCACCTTCAAGTATCCCTGCGTCTATGCACGAGTCGCCGTCCGCGTTGTAGAAGCTCTCGCTGATGTCCTCCACTCGCATCGTGCCGCTGTGGTTGTAGTAGAAGCCACTACGAGACACACCAACGTGTGTGTCTGTCCATCCCTCTTTGATGAGTTCGTTCAGCACAAAGTATTGCGTGTAGTCGTAGTTGTCAGGCTTGTTGTGGTACTCAATGAAGCGAGGCAGGCGCACCATACCTGTCCACGAAGCGCCATCACCTTGCGATGAGAAGCCTGACCATGCTACTTCTTCTATCTCAAAGCCCCTCTCGGGGCCGTCCTGTTTAGCACGAGCGATGATCTCGTCTGCCCAGTCATCTGGTGCATCGTTGTACCGCGACATAGCGTTGGCTTTGCCGTAGGCGTTGAGTTCATCGAACGCAAGCAGTTGCGTCGTTGTGTCCATAGTATTAGTCCACTGAGATGGTTGCGGTAAAGGTGACGTTGTCTTTGATGGCCGTAGTGACCACGTCCGAGAAGTCCCAGTCGTTGATCGCGGCATGAACTGCGTCGTCGATCTGACTCTCGAAGTCGTGATCTTCAACTGCACTCACAGCCATGTCGTTGATAGCGTCCTCGCTGATGTGGTACTCAGCATCGTTGTGCTCACTAATCGCGCCCTCAACAACTGCTGTTGCGATCTCTTTGATCTGCTCTACGAAGCCATCGTCGATAACTCGCAGGGTGCGGTGGCTCATGAGTATCTCGTTGACTTGCGCTGACACAATGTCTTTGATGTAGTTCTCAACGAGCGCCATGAGCGTGGTCATCAGCGCCGAGGTAGGCATGCTGATCTGAGGGACTGTTGGGGTTTGAACTGTAGTTTGTTCCATGATAAATCTCCAAAAAGTTGCGGACAATTTGTCCGCGAGTTAAAAAATAAGTAAAAAGCAAGGATGACCGTTTCTTTTGTTAGCCCCCTCTCCAATAGAACAGGTCAAGGATTAAGACAATGATGGCCAGTAAGACCACCGCGCGTTCGAGTTTTTCCCATAGGGTCATCATTCTGTTACCCCCATGCGTAGTGCGATCTCAATTAGTTCAGGGTCGTACTCATACCCTTGCTCGTATGACATCCAACTTGGGTCAAACCAACTGATAAGCTCGTTCAACTCCTCGTTAAGCTCGAGCGCCATGCGTTTGTTCTCCGTTGTTAGCGCCTCGTCGTGGCTTATCGCTAGTGTCAGCGACTGCGCTCGTTTCAATAGTTCTGCTAGCTTAGTCATCTCATTCCTCCATTAAAAATGTGCCGTTGTGTACGCAAGAGGCGAACAAGGCGTCGTCCGAGTAGTTCTGGAATCCCGCGAACCCATGCAGTTGGATGTGCCTGAACACCTCCCTCTGTTCCGCAGGTTCTCTGTCAAAGAACCAGTCCACCTCGTAGTCAGCACAGGCGTTCACCATCTGTGTCTTAGTTATTGCAGTCATTTACTTCTCCTTTGGTTATTCAATTTCTTCTACTCTGTCTTTGACGTAGTCCATACTGGCGTGCCATGCCGCCTCCCATACCTGATACATACGCCCCGTACAAGGGAAGTCCTTGACGTCGTAGTTAGGGAATGTCGCCTCGCACCACTCGCGGTAGGCGTTCTGCATATAGGTCTTTGGTTTCATCTTCTTTCTCCTTTTAAAAATGCCAATGATCTTGGCGGTACAAACTTGCTGTCTTTGTTCACCTGCGTGAACTCATCGCGGTGCTTTATCAGCATCGGGGTGCGGGATTGTTTGTATATAGGTGGTAGTCCCGCCCACATCTCGCGCACTATGGTGAACACGTTGTCGGCTAGGTAGTCAGCCCACCTTGCGCTGTGTGGTCGGCGTGGGTCTGTGGCGTGGCTCAGTTCAATGTGCGCTTTCTCGTGTTTGAGAATCGCGTGGTATCTGAAGTAGAACTCTGCCTTGTCGACATAGCCTTTGTCCTTGGCGTACTCCCATGCCTTCCTTGCGCTTGCTATCTCGCGGGTTATGGGGGCTAGTGCTGTGCGTAACTCCACCCTCCACGTCTTGAGCCATCGCTTACGGGCGGCCATGGCCTGCTTGTTGTGCTCGTCTTGCGCTTGCTTTTCCCTGAGGTGTTTGGCTACAAGCACGTTCATGTCCCCTGTTTGAACCTTGTTGTGTATCTCCTTGGCGCTGAGCTTGGTCGGGGGTTTGCGCTTGGGACGGCAGGCTTTGCAGTTCTTGGACTCGAGCGACATGCGTACATTGCCTGCTCTGCCCCACGCTTTTGACTGTGCATACGTTGCGAGATACGTGAAGTCGTTGAGGGGGCGCGACTCCCCACATTTAGCGCACGTTTTGATTTGCATACTTTCTCCTTACAGATTGGGGCTAACTGGCCCACTTGGTTTTGTAACTGGCCCACCATTCGCCGCGCTTACCCACTTGTGGATGACGAGGTCAAACGCAGTATACACGCGGGGTTGCACTCGATGTGACCAAAATACCCACCATTTTTCAAGAACACTAAGGCTAACTTGAAAACATGAACGACAAGACACACCCACTAACATACAGATATATATATCTAAATGGAAATTGTATTTATATATGTAGGTATTGTGGACGTGGACATCGCAATCGCTAGTATCCATGCGGGTTACGCGATGCCCGTGTGTGTGTCCAGTTGTGTCAAGTGGTGGGTATGTGCGAAAATACAACACTTTTACCTCACTTCTCCACAATACGTTGTGGAGAGATAGTTGCGGACAGATTGTCCGCGAGTTAGAGGAGTCGCAGTTGCTTGGACTCACGCTTGATGGATTCCCACTCGTCCATGGAATCCCGCGCTTGTTGTTCGCGCAGTTGTGCCTTGTGTTGCATGAGGGCTTTGTGGTTGCGCTTGCCTAGCTCGATCATCTCTACGTACTGTTGGCGTAGCTCTTTCATTTGAGAGAGGGCGTAGTGTTTGTTCTTAGATGATTTGCTCATGATGATTACTCGCTTTCTGTGAATAGGAATAGAACACCGCCGAAGCAGAAGCCTGCAAGCACGAGTAGTGCTTGGCGTAAGTAGTAGCCGTCAGTATCAAAACCGATGGCTATGCCGATACAACCCATGAGGGTGAGTGCGTGGATTATGAATTTGTCGTGCATGATGTGTTCCTTTAGCAGTTCTTGTATTGTTGGAGGAGGTTAGCGCCTTGCCACATCTCAACGTGGAGATAGGTTTTGGTGAGGGTGTCGAACAGTACGAGCGCATCGACTGCGTTGTCTGTGCTGTATTCGCGGGTGTAGCTTTGATCTCTGAGAATGATTTTGAACATGATGATTACTCCGATTGACATGAAAAGAAACAACGCAGGGGGCTCGCTCTCCTGCGTCTACAAAAAACTCACGGACAAGTTGTCCGCATCAGGCTTTCAGTTGCATGGTTGTGAAACGGCGCTTCTCACCGGCGCTGAGTGCTTGCCACTTCTTGAACAATGCGCTGACTGGGTCAACCTTGTTGGCCGTAGCTTTGGGAGTCTTAGGCTTGGGTGCGTCAGCCTTGGGGTAGCACACTTCCAAAACCCGATTCATTGCACGCTCAGCGTTAGTGTCACGCTTGACGAACGTCATGCCACGTTGACCAATCTTGATAGGTTCGTTGTCATGCTTCTTAGAAGCCCAGTCCATAGCGAAGGGCTTGGCCTCTGCACGAGATGCGATGCCCAACTCCATCAGCCTGACGGCAAAACTCGCGGACGACTTGTCCGCATCATTGAACACAGCGTACACAGCAGGACGATTGAATGACTTAGTCATGATAAATACTCCAAAAGAAAAAGCCTCGCAGACGGGCGAGGCAAACCGAATCGGCTAGGACGTTCCCAACCGATGCATCTAGTATACCACGAGGGGTTGCCAAATACCCTTGACATCGTATTCCCTGTGAGCCGAACCCCACCCTACCCCCACCAAGCCGTATAGAGGGCGGCCATGGCGACTTGGTGTGAACACTGTTTCGTAACCGCAAATCAATTTTTAAAAAATCCGACTAACCTATACTGTACAAAAACACAGCACCCCCATAAAATTTTATAAAAATTTGGAAAAACCTCGAGGCAAAAAAAAGCCCCACCAGCGTCAACTAGTGGGGCAAAGATGGCAACAATCCATCAAGGAGAAGCAAGGACTTGCGTCGATGCCGAAAAGGAGTGTACACTCCCGCCAACGAGGAAGCAACTGAAAAGGATTCCTACGCATGTTAGATCACTTGGTGCATTTCGAACCTGAGGTCACCTCTCGGGATGGTTTGATGAAACTGGACGACGCGACGCCCAGTGATACTCTGTCGGCGCAAGTTGCCACAGAGCAGTGGTTAGCAGAGCTAGGTGTAGATGACGACGAAGTGGTCGCTAACCAACAACAGACACAGGCTGCGCGAAAAGCGTTCAACGCCGTGACAACCGACGCCACCACCACGGAACAAAAAGCCAGCCTAGCAGAACTAAAAACCCCAGCGGCTGTAAGACATCTGACGGGTATGCTTGCTGCATACGACTGGCAGTTTATAGACATGGCGCAGGAAATCAGGGGCTACACGGTAGCTAAACTGGTTGAAGAGACGAAGTCCCCCAACGCCAACATCCGCCTTAAAGCTTTGATCGCGCTAGGCAAGGTTACAGAAGTGGGGCTCTTTACTGAGCAAATTGAGGTCAAGAAGGTTGAGATGACGGATGCTCAAGTTGAGCAGCGCATCAAAGATAAGTTGGCCAAGTTCATGGGAGTGATAGACGTGGTGGACGTTTCCGAACGCCCAGACGATAGTCCCGCAGAGAAGAATGATGGGCCAAATGGACTTTGAGCAGTTCACATCCATCAGCAAGGTGGAGATTGAAGCAATCAAAAAAGCGCTTCCCTACATGTCGTTGAGCGACAAGATTGAGCTTCTTGACGATATAGAGATCCGCGAACGTCGCGCTAGCCTGACAGCCGCTAAGACGAACATGTTGGGCTTTGCTACGTCTGTGTATCCCGGCTTTAAGATTGGCCCCCACCATAGAAAATTAGCAAAAATTTTCACCGACGTGGTCGAGGGCAAGAAAAAGCGCGTGATTATCAATATTGCGCCGCGTATGGGTAAATCTGAGTTCTCCTCTTACTTGTTCCCCGCATACTTCCTTGGCAAGTACCCCAACAAGAAGATCATCATGGGCACGCACACTGCGGGTCTGTCTGAAGACTTCGGTCGGCGCGTACGTAACTTGATTGACTCTGATGAATACCGTGATGTTTTTCCTCAAACATTGGTTGCTGACGACCAAAAAGCTGCTGGTAAGTGGTCTACAAGTGCTGGCGGTCAGTATTATGCTGCTGGTGTCGGGGGCGCTCTTGCTGGTCGTGGTGCTGATCTGTTCGTTATTGACGATCCTCATTCCGAGCAGGACGTTAAGATCAATTCAAGACTGGCTTTTGATACCGCATGGTCGTGGTTTCAGACGGGGCCGCTCCAACGTCTGATGCCGGGCGGTGCGATCATCATTGTGATGACGCGTTGGTCGCTGTTAGACCTGACTGGGCGCTTAATTGACTACCAAGCGAAGAATCCAGACTCGATTCCGTGGGAGATTGTGGAGCTTCCGGCCATTTTGAATGAAGACGAGGACAACGAGAAGTCACTTTGGCCCGAGCAGTGGCCGCTTGATAGCTTAAAAGCTACAAAAGCGTCGATTGATCCGCGTTATTGGAACGCGCAGTACATGCAGCAGCCCACATCCGAGAACTCTGCCATTGTTTCACGCAAGATGTGGCGTATTTGGGAGCCGGATGACCCGCCAAGGTGTGAATACATCATCCAGTCTTGGGATACGGCGTTTGAAACCAAGAATACATCCGACTATTCCGCGTGTACAACGTGGGGCATCTTCTACAACGAGGAAGAAAATGACTCCCCCCAGCTTATCCTACT